GGAAGCTCGTCGCCCACACTTACCCCGACTGGCTTTGTAGGAACCTCGTCGCCAAGCCCAACTAGGGGAGCGTCATCCATTATCCCTCCCTCATCAGAGAGGCGAATCGGTTGGGGCCATGCTCCTTCTTCTCTCACCCTGTTCTCATGAAGAACACCCTCGTTTATCCCAAGAAGCCCTTGAGCGTTCTCTGGGTTAGCGGTGTGCTCATCAATGAATTCTCCCTGAGCGATGTCTATGGCGTCGTCCTCCTCCATCCCCTTTGAAACTAACTCGTTCTTTCGTCGAATCTTCCTGAAGACGCTGGAGAGATACTTAACGCCGTGGATAGCCCCACCAACAACACCACCAACAAATAAACCCTCAATGGCGTTCTTAAGGCGTCCTTCCATTTCTGAAGGGTCTTGTTCAGGGTTGTAGGCAAGGTAATCCACAAAAGTGTTATCTACCCCCACGTCTTGGAGCAGGTTAGAGAGTCGTTCTTCTTGCCCTTTAAAGGCCACAAAGTCCGACACAGCCCCGGCATACCCGTAGACTATAGCTTTGCGCGTGGCTTTCTTGGCTTTAGCAATCTTCCTTAAAGTCTTAATATCAAAAGACCTATTCCCCTTCGCTAATTGAGCCATTTTACCGGCTTTAGCCGCCTTGGCTACTTTAGCTACTTTAGCGACCTTTGCCGCCTTGCCCACAAGACCAGCCGTTCCCAACCCCGGAATCATACCGATACCGAATTGGACGATGTTTTCTCCGAAAGTGCCCACCATGGTCTTGGACTTGCCGAAGACGCTCCAGTCCTTTCTGTCCCACTTAGAGCCGAAAAGCCCCGCAACGCTTTCAACAAACCCTTCCGTTCCTCTTAGCCCCATCAAGGCTATGTCCCCGACTACATCGAGCGCGGTAGTCTTGTCTTCCTCGTCTTCTTTGGGCGCTTCTTGCCGCACTGGGAGTGTCGAGCGGGTTTCTTCTGCTGCTCCCTCAGGGAGTAATGGGGAATCGAGCCCTCCTTGTGGGATGGGTTCAAGCTGGGCGGGGGCTTCCTCTGGTGCATCCAGAGGAGAAGGGTTGTAAAGGCGTTGGGCCTCTTCTTCTTCAGGTGTGCGTGCCCTGCCTAAAAGGTTTGGTTGGTTTTCAGCCATAATAGTTTACTTAGATATGCTAAATTTAGAGCGTAGGTAGGGGGTGTTGTATTGGTGGGTCAGAAACTTTATGATGGACTTTTCTTTCTCAGCCGCTGACGGGCGTTCTGGAGGCCCTTCTAGAGAAGGGTCGGCGGCGGGTTCTTGTGCAAATCCATAGGCTTTTGTAAGCGCGTATAAATCAGAGTCAGAAGCTTCCAAGGCGGCTCTAATGGCAGGCAAGTTAATAGATTTCACCGCTCCTGACCCCGTCCTCACAGCGCCGCCCATAGGCAAGTTTGTTATGGGAGGCAGAATAACGGAAAAGGTGTCTGAGGGTACAAAGTTATCCGCGCGAGCTGAAAGAGCCTCATGCCACTCAGGAGTAAGCTCGCTCGCTTTACCGGCCAGCGGCTTGGAGGAATTCCGAAAAGACTTCCCTGAGGTGTATTCTTCGTAGAGCCCGATTATGTAGCCTCCGGTGGGCTTTCCGTTGATGGAGCCCGTTTTCACGGTATTGAGAACTTCACCATATTCCATCCCAAACCCTAGCAGGTTTATATACTTCTCTGCGTGGACTTTTTGAGCTTCTATGCCTTGTTCTCTTTTCTCTAGGCGGTTTCCCAGACTCATCGTAACCCTTGTCCCTAATCGCTGCCCGGGGGCACGATGTTTCCATACTTCGCCTTTCCTTAATATAGTAATACCAGTGTGCGCGTCTTCCAAAAGTTCGGAGGCGTCTATTCTGCTGCGTAGTTCTCTACCAGTCGCCCAGTTTTTCCCTTTCTCCCACTGCTTAAGAAACTTAATCCCTTGTTCCTTTCGTTTTGTGGTTTGCTTCTTTGATTCAATCGCATACTCCGGGGTGCCGGGGGTAAGCCCTTTAAGCCTTTTCTCGTCCTGCTTTTCTAGAGGTCGTGCTATTTTCACCAACTCCCACGCTTTCTGGGGCTCTAGTTCAACGGGCTCCTCCTTCCCCAGTTGGCTTTCTGCGTGGATTGCTTTTCTTTGTGTCTCATCCGTAGCCACCTCATATGCTTTTTCGTCTAGGAGTTCTTGGGCGTGCTTCGCCCATACAACGGGCCATGCCTCCATGAGATTATCCTGCGCTCCTAACATCATCCTTAGCATTGCCTCGGGACTGGGCTTCGTTCCTTCAGGGTTGTCGGGGTCATTTATAAACTCATTCCTTAGTTGCTGCCCCATTTTAAGGCGAGTCCCTGTGGCCCACGCTTCGGTGGCCCTATTTACTCGGCTTACTTCTGGGGGGCTTAGAGCTGACTCTTTTAATAGCTTTGCGGTTTTCTCCGCTTGGCCGAAGCCACCTATAGTTTGGCCTGCCATACCGAATGCCTTTTGAAGTCTGTCATGCGCGTCCTTATCAGGGATAGCGGCTAGGATAACATTTACGTCACTGTGGGCCATTTGAGCAAAGCTAAAGCTCTCACCTCCTAGAATGGCTTGCATGGACTGGCTGTTACCCATCCTCGCGTTCTTTTGCATAGCTGGGATGAGTCCAATAATCGTGTTGTTTAGCTTGGCAGTTTCGTCTAGGTCCAAGTCGGTGAGCCTTTTCCCTGCCTCGCTTTCGCGCCCAACCATCTCAAGTAGAGTTGTTACTCTCCCCAATGACACATCGTCAGCAAGCGCCGACATGAACATAGCCGTATCGTTTACAGTGGCAGTCTGGGGATACACCGTTCGTTGTAACGGCCCCTCCAACTCCTCCACTAGTGCGTTTATTTTTGCGTTTTTGCGCTTTACCTCGGCGGTGTCTAAGTTTTCCTCGGCAGCGTCCAGTAGCGCCTTCAGCGCATTATAATGATTAGACCCTCCAAACTTTCCTCCCCTGTAACCCTTGAAATCAGGGTCTGCATCAGCCATATCTAAAAGGTTATATCCCGCTTTGATAGCCTCGTATGTCTTCTCGCCTATGAGCGCCATGAGTGTGTTTTGCATGAACAAATCAAACTCATCATTATTTTTCCCTCTAATCTCAGCCCACTGATTCGACTGTATGTATTCTTGCTGAGCGTTCTTGGGAGGCAGCACAGTGCCGCCCGGGTCCAACCCCGCCACGGGAAGCGGGGGGGTGGTTCCATCCGCTTCTGGGATGGTTTGCAGAGTAGCAGCCGCTTGGCGAATCTGGTTATTTAGGTCCGCTTTTTTATGTGCCTCTAGAAAATCTTCCTTTAAGGCGGGGAGGACGTTATTGAAGTAAGTTCTCAGCGACAGATTGTAGTTATTGTCCGCTGGCGTGCCCTCCAAGATTTCATTCGCTGCCTTGTGTTGCTTAATGAACGCAAACACTCTTTCGTCAAAGTCTTCGCTCCCCTTAGTTATGAACTCCCCCTTTTCTCCTGTTTCCGTAGCCCAGTCTAAAAGGTGCTTTTTCAGGGCAGCGTCCAGCAAGCTTGCGGCGGCGGTTCCTCTCTTTAGTTCGTGATGCACCGCTCTGTTTTCGGGAGGCAGCGCGGATAGAGGCATACCCGCGTTTTCTTCCGCAACGGCTCCTAGTGCTTTTCCAGCCGCTTCCTTTGACTCCGTTACTGCGCGGTCATTCTCGCGCACCATCTCATTCCACTGTTCGGGAGAGGCGTCACTCCATTGTTTATTCACTATTGCCTCGTTGGTCGTTTGCTCGGCCATATCGAGACTCATGCTCAGTTGTTTAATTTTCTCGTTTGCGATTTGACCCTCCATATGGGTCATCGCTGTCTGGTGAGTTATCGCCAAGCCTCTTTCCTCCAGCTCAGCCTTCTTAGCTTTTAAATCCGCTATCTGCCCAATAAGACCTCCTCCTTGAGCCAAGGCTCCCGCCAAGCGCCCTAAAGTCGTTTCACTGGCAGAAAGCGTCCCCGGGACTGCTGGAGTCCATCCACCCCCTCTTATAGCGGACGGGCGAAGCTGAAGGTTAGCGCGTGAGAATGGCGCTGGTTGAACCGGGTCATTTCCGATGCCCAGTTGCTGAGCTAAGGTTGGTTGTCTTCTTGCCATCTTATTAAAGTGTTATCTCGCTGCTCTGGCTCCCTGTCCTAGACCGAATTGGCGCACTCGTTGTGCCCCAGTACTTGTGCGTATTCCTTCCGCTGTAACTCCTCGGCCCATAACCCCAGCTTGCGCCTGTCTAAGGGCCGCTGTCTGGGCATACAGGTTTTGCTGCCCTTCTCTTAGCTGGCCTGCGCCCCATTGCGCCTGCGCTTGTTGGGCGGTGCCCAGAGCAACCCCAAGATAATCAGGGCCTGCGATTGGTTGGTTGATGTTAATCATGTTCTGTTGGAATCCCATACCAGCTCCCGTTAGCGCCATTGAAAGCCCCTGTCGGTTCATGAGCGCTTGCTGCTCCAGAGCCGTCTGGTAATTAGCGTTCATCTGCATGTAGTTGGCTACAGCTAATCCTGTAGAGGTGCCTTCAACCCCTCTTTCAGCTGCGCTAGTCATGAGCGTCCCAATAGCTTCGCTCGCCTCTTGGTCCCCTTTAAGGGCCTCCATGGCAGCTGCGGTCTCTTGATGCGATTCTCCCAGCCGTGCCGCAGAAACTTCGTGCTGCCACCGCTTCACCTCGTTCACCGATGCTTGGCGCTGGGCTTTGGCTTGCGCCTTCGCGGCTTGCGATTGGGCAGCTAATTGAGCTGCGCCAGATGCAATCGTAAGAGCTATTTGGGCGGCTGCTGGTAGACACATAATAAAGGTTATCTAGTTATAGTGAATTTGCGGAAGGTTTCTCCGTCTATTTTTAATGGCTCGCTGAGCGTTGCTCCGCACCATTCAAGCCATTTAAGGCATATAAAGTTTTCTGCGTGTATGTAGTTGGATACTTCGCCGTACATCTCAGTCAATGACCAAACCCACTTACGACAATGTCGAAGGAAGTCTTTGGCGTAGGTCTCCACTTCAGAGGAGCCAAGCATCCATATGTAAGGTTCTTCTCCGTTCCCCGCCCCGAATATAGCCATGACGTTCTCGTCCTTGGTCATTACCGTCAGGGTAACATCGTCGTTTATGAAGGCGTTGTTAAGCGCGTCGGCGGGTGTGCTCTTAAAACAAGCAACCTCAACCTTGTCCATTTCCCGTAGATTGTCCCCAAGCTCGTCTATATGAGCCTGTGTGGTCACTCGTATGGTGTGCCCTTCTGGGGTGGTCTCTACGATGCTATCCATACCTTCTGGAACGCTGGTGGACGAATGATTCAAACTCCGCACTCTGAAGGTTACAGGGAGCGGCACTGGCGTTCTCAATGGTTATTACAGTTCCCTTGGGGTCCGTAAAGACAGGGAACCTGAAGCTGTTCGATTCAAGGGGCATGGAGCCCTCGGTGGTCGCTTGGACAACAGTAGCGTTAAACTCGCTCTCGGAAGTGTTCCTGAGATGCGGGGTCACCTTCACCACGAAATGTGAGGTGTCCGTGAAAAAGAGGCTTCCGTTGCGTATGAGCATTCTACCAGAGTTAGTGGGGCTCATCTTGTCCCCAGAAGCCGCCTTAAACAACTGCTCAGAGAAGGTGTATTTCATTGTGTAGGGTATGCCCACATAAAGCTCAACCGCTGCGCCTGTCACTCCTCCTGACACAATATTGTCTTTAAAGGTGACCGTGGTGATTCCGGGGTCCGTTTTTGAAGCAAACTTAATGTTCTGGAGCAGGAGCCCGTCTTTGGTGTAAGCCTGTAGGGTTTCTCCTGAGGCAAGCATATAAGGGACGTTAAAGGTGGGAGAGGCAGCGTCAGCATTGAATGTGACATCAACCCTTTTGTCCAGATGGGTGTTGTATCCTTCAGCGTCTCTTTGCTTGTTTTCCAAGGGGAGCTTAAGGAGATGCGTCTGGGGTGCACTTGCTCCACTAGGACACTGAACAATATACAAATCAGAATCAACAAACCCAATACCACGAATACCTCCACCACTGATGGTGAACTTACTCCAAGAACTAAGAACCTTCTCGTCCCCGGAGAAGAAATACTTGTAGATATAGATGTCTGTCCCGTCAGTCAGAGCGAGAAGTTCTTCGGAACTGCTGCCCGTCATGGACACAATCCCCGTGGGGACGTATTGGGGAACATGGGAAGTGATTTCGTTGGCGTCGAATACGTCTGTATTGGAGTTAACAGTGAACTCCCTGACCCCGGTGAATCCTCCTCTGGTAAAGGGAAAGTAAATATACGCACCCAAAGCCACAGGCGACACTGAGCTGTCGTATTCAAATTCAGTGATGGGGTTAGCGGATACTGTCTTAGGTGTAAGTATATCCCCACCACGAAGGACGAACTGACCAAAGTCAGAGAACATCACAAGGTTGTCTTGGAACCCCATGGCATTCCTGAGATTCACTACGTGAGCTGAAGAAAGGGTGACGTCAATAGGAGAGCTGTCCAACAGGGACACAACAGACGTTCTGTAGAAGTTGTAATGCTGGATGCCGTTCGTGCCTTCATACGACCCAAACTTCACCTCAGTCATGCTTACAGAAGCACCTGAGAGAAACCCCAGTCGTCCCTTGAATTGGAACACACCGCTTATAGTGGACCCAACAAACGAGGGGTCTGGGTTGGTGTTCTCGTCCCCGGCTAGAAGTTCGTCCAGCGGCATATGCGCTAACTCAAAGACGTTCTCAGCTGTATTCCGCAGCATCAGAGGCATTGTGTTGGGGTCAATTCTATTAAGAACCTCGTCGCCAGCTATTTCTGACCAGCTCCCTTGGCCTATAGTGCCGTCAGCGGTGGTCTTATCTGAACCAGCAACAAGAAACTGCACATACCTGTCGTCAGTGGCCTCTTCAATATCACCAATAACCTTAACCTTGTAACGGTGTGGGGCTACTTCTGGAAGGTCCGTAATCGATGTGACGGCTTTGTGCGCTATTCCAATACCCGCACCAGCGAGCCCGTCAAAAGGGTAAATGGTGTAGTTTGGTGAAACCGGGCCTTTTATTTCCCCCAGCTGCGGGGAGAGAAGCGTGGAATAGAACCCTCCGTGAGTATGCAAACCAGCTGTCTCGAAATTTAAAGGTCTGTCTGTTCCTATAGGCTCCTCGGAAGGGTCCGCGACTGGGGTGGCGGTGGAGCTGAACAACTTAGCGAGGATGGTGTCAGTCTGGGCGTTAACGGCTGTGTTATAGAATACAGCAGCGGAGTGTGCGGCTTGGGATGACCCGGAGTAGACGTAATTCTCGTAGGGGTCGGTAATCCCGTCAACCTTCACGCGGACGCCATACTTCTTCTCGTAGTCTCCTTGCTTAATAAAGACCAAAGCCTCGTCGCTGACGGGCCTACTTATAGTTGTATCCTTAGTTACCGTCTTTTCGGTGTTAAGGATGTAAGTAACATCCCCGGTGGTCAGGAGTTTAAAGTCGTCTTTTGGAGTCGTAGCCGCCGCAAGGGCACCGCTGATGGCTCCTGTAGTAAGATAGTTTGTCGTGCTCAGTACCAAGTCAGAGGCGTCAGCTCCCTTGAAAGTATATTCGATTACGGATTGCATCTCTCCCGTAGCATCACCAAACAACGCAAAAGAAGAATCGAACGGAGCTTCGTCGTCTGGTTTGAAAGTTATAGTCTGAGTTGTTTGGTCAACAGAGGTGAGGATGTACTCAGTAGCGGCAATGCCCCCACCCGCGACTACACGAACCCTATGCCCATCAGCTTGGTTGTAGTCGGCGTCCACCGGAGAGTTCGCTAGCGGGATTTTCTGCGTAAATTCAACGGTGCAAACATCTCCTGCTACGCTAGAGGATTTGACAACCCCCCTGTATTTTTGGTTAATGGTGGCCTTATCTCCGTCATCGAGGTTATAGGCCGTCATGGTTTTAAGGACATCCCCCTTGATGATAACCACGTATCTCTCGTTATTATCCCTCTCGATGAAGTGAACCTTGGCATTTGAGTCGATTTCGGCGTCCGCGATAAGGGTCGCTATGTGCCGGGTCGCTGGACGCTTCTGTAGGCCGTCCACAACGCTCGCTAAGGCGTTCTCCTGCTCCTCGCACTGTCCAGAGAAGCGGACCGCATCCGGCTGCTGAGAGACGCCCTGAATGAGGTTTGTGACTGAGGTGTTAATTAAGGGCATATCAGGCACTTACATTGTATTTACGATTCACCCCAAGGCGATAATAGACATCAGCGCTGTCGAAGATGGTCCGGTCAGAGGACTGCGAATCGAGTTCCTGAAGACGAGCGCGTGCTTGCATCTCATCCACAGCGATAAGCGCCTCCAACTCACGACTACCAACAATACGCCCTTGGAAAATACGAGACGCCCTGAGGGTGATGTAGCGTCTGGCTGGCTCAATGAGGTCGTCCCAGTCCAGTTGCTCAGTAAGGTCAACCTTAACTGCGCTAGTGAACGTGAAGGTTCTGTCCTTGCGATTATACAAAAACAAACCCCTCTGGACAAAGTCGTCAGTGGAATTCACTGCGTCCACAAATAAAGTGGTGGCGGGGAGAGGAATCTTGCTGTCCCCATTAGGGGAGATTTCGTGGTCCGTTACTGTGTTGAAGTGCCATTCTTCAGTCTGAACTTCTTTGGCTACTTCACGTAACGTGGTTAAAGCGATGCTCCCTGAGATAGGAAGAGCCGCTGTGTCAGCTAAGGAGTTTACGGGCGCTTCACCAATATGCCCAAGCATTTGGTTGACGCTTTCAATTTCTGTAGTGAGAGCCATAAGAAAAAAAGGGGGCCTCCGCAGAATAAACTACGAAGACCCCCTTAAGGGTTAGTTATTGTCGGTTAGCTTCTAACGCTAATAGCGCACTCAGGTCGCAGGATACCGTGACCCATTGCATACTTAGCCAACATCAGGTGAGCCTGCTTTGACATGGAGTATTCGCTTTCAACCGCAAGGTCGAGCAGCTTAACAGTTCCGATAGCGGACTTGTGTCCAGCAATGAACTTCAGCACGTCCAACCCCGAATCGAGGTAGCCTTTCGCGGAAGAATTGCCATCAGCATCATCGAACGGGTTGTTATTAGCATTCACGTCATCACTGGCAACTTCGTTGGTAGTGATTGTGGAAACATGAGGAGAGCTGTAGATTTTAAGCCCCACAAGCTCCATAATACTACCAGTAGCGATGCTACCAACACCCCCTACGTCGCGGTTGATGGCTGCGTTATCGCTACCCGCAAGCAGGTAGTAAAGCGCAGGCGTCAAGATGACGAAGCGGTCTTCTGACGGAATATGCTGTTCGTCCAACGTCTGAGCAATAAGCCTGAAGGTTTGAATCAGGTTTGCAGCGGTGTCCACATTAGCTGGAGCACCAGTGGTGACTCCCAAGTCAATCACGGTGCCTTGAGAGGCATCAGGGTTGGCTCGAGCAGCAGCGTCAACGTGAGAAGCAGCTACCAACGTACGCATCGTCGCAAGGTCGAAACGCTTAGCAAGAGCCCGTCCAAGCTCGGTCGTATACACGGACCTCACATCGTAGTGGTTCTTGAGTTCGTCAATCTGAGCTACGGAAGTAGCCGCGATAAGAACGTCATCAATGTTGATAACACGCTCACGATGCTCGATTGCCGTCGGATACTTAGTTCCGTTAGTCATCTCAAACACATCCTCACCGGGAGTGTGGTATTTTGCTGTCGCAATACCCGTAACTGGGAATTGCGCCGACTTACCGCTCGAAATAGTCCGA